CTCTAGGGTAAAACTAATTGTAAGGAAGGACAGGTGGCAGTCTAGTCTCGAGGTTGTTTTCGATTCTATATTGGGCCATTGTCTTCGCAGAAGGAGGTACAACGTTTGGGGCGTTGATGAAATGTGCAAAGTTCCATTTAGGAGCATAAGTTAGTGCACCATGATAATGATCATATGTTTCACGTACTTCAAAGATGGTTGGGAAGTGTGTGAAATCAATCATATCAGTGATTTCGTCAAAAGCCTTTAGATATCCAGGAAGAGCGGAGGACGCTCGGAGAAGATTAATCTTCGTAGGCTTGTCAGCAAAAGGGAGAAAGATGAGATATACATCACGGCAGAAGCGATGAAAATCGTTGTCTATTCCACAAGCTGCGTAAGCTATTCCGATAGCGCGGAAGGACATGAATTGTTTCTTCATGCCTCGCTCAGGATAGCAAAGTTGTGCGACAAGTTTACCGATTGGGCGCATTGGTCGTCCATAGTTACATTTGTAACCAAGGAGCTCTATGCGGCCTCGGATCTCGGTGATCACGGATTTGGTTTTTGAAAGAACCATATTGTAGCGTTTGAAAGCGTATTCTTCAAAGAAGTCGATGAACTTTAAAAGTTCTTCGAATGATAGGTGGGTCATTCCTACATTGTCATCGCCCATAATAAATAAGATGATGTCAGTAATCTGATCATCGTCAAATCCATATTCAATCAAGCCATCGATAATCAAGAATAGATTACCAAAGCTGTCAAGGTATTGGGTGTTGAACAATCCGGAAGGTACACCAGCAAGTGTTCGTCGATAGCCATAGCCATCGGCAGTAACAAAAGTCATGTTGTTATACCAAAGATGTAGAAAGGAAAGAAGGTTATTCATTCTCTCGTACATGTCGTGTTCGGTGAGGTCGGGGTAAACGGGGTATTCGTAAGTGGGCTGGTAGCCATGTGAGATAACTATCAACAACGGAAGGAAGTCGATGTAATACATGTCTGTTATAACTCTGGGTAATCTTTGATCATACTGGGACCAGTCGATCGAAAAGAAAGAGAAATAGCCTTGTGCAAGGCGGTCAATAACCGTCATAGCACCACGAATTGTTTCTAGTCCATACATGATAGCACACTGGGGAGTGCGGGCCATCACAAGGAGGGGGAACGTAAGCATAGCTTCAATTAAAATGAAAAGGTCATCGACTGCGTAAACAGGTCGTTGTTTGAGTTTTCCATTTCGTTCAGAAATGTGATTTCTGGTGAAAAGCATGGTGGCATGGTCATTAATAAACTTGTTGAGGTAAGTTGCTAATCGAGTGAATGTTTCATCTTCGGTTTCGCTCTCAATAAAGTCAAAAGTGAATGGGAGGCCAGATTCTTTGATTCTGTGTACTTGTGTACGGGCCAGAATTAAGAAGGCGTTCATGACGTAAGCTTTGGACGTAGGTCGGTCAGCGTATTCGTCGGGTCTAGAATATTTAGCATGGGATTGGATCCAAAATGAATGTCGTTGGAAATAGCCTGTTCCAGTGTGGAGAGGTAGTTTCGTAAATTGTGTGTCGACAAAATGTAAGGGAAGGTAAGGTGTAGCGTTTAATCGCTTCATAACGTGTTTTAAAACTCGTTCCTTTCTTACGGGATCAATAGGAAGTACAGGGGTTTGTTCACGATTAAAATCGGTGAAGGTTGCGTCAGTGGTTCCGAGGGGGCGGACATACTTATCAATGTGTTGTTGATAGGTGTTATAACGTTCAGTGATTAATTCTTGAAGAATTGGATGAATTGGGTAGCCAGATTCAGGGATCACGTCGTTTGCGGTAACAGTTTGGCCGGTGTGAAATTTTCGTTCAATACCGATAATGCCAGGGGAAGGTTTCCTGTTCTCGGGGAATCCAGTAAAGGAGGATTCAGATGAGAATTCAAAAGGCTCAGATTTGTGCGCATTCTTTAAAAGTTGCGAATCAATGAGTTGTTGGAATTCAGAGTCGAGGGCGGAAGCTTTTTGCTGCTCAGATAACTTGTCTCGCATGGAATCATACATTCTTCTGATGTCAGAAGCTTGGACGTTGGACATATCTTCGTCTGATGAGGATACAGATTTTTGAAATCGTTTCCATTCTTCAGTAATTCGAAGCTTGCGTTCGGCAAGGAAGTCACGTACTTGTTTGTAAGCCATTGCTAGTAGTGTTTGTTTGTAGTATTTTAAAATAGTGAATTCTTGGTTAAGCGGGGGGGCGTTAGG